CGCAAAACCACTTTATAAACAAGTGAATAATGAGCGTATGGAATTTTCAGAAGCAGACTACGACCAAGCAATTACAGACTTGGCTAATTCTAAGTGGAATGACCAACAATTCGGCTATATTCAAGCTAGACAAGAAGCATACGGTAGTATTGCCGACCAACTTGATATGCAATATTGGGATAGTGTTAATGGTACAACAACTTGGGCAGACCATATAGCACAAGTTAAAGCTGATAATCCAAAACCTGCCTAATGGCAAGACGAAGGTTTCGTAAGGAACAACACGAATGGACTTACGAAGTTACTTACAATGGTAAGGTAAAACGATATGAAACTTGATGTCGTAAGAACTCAATTTGGCAAAGACGCCACCAACGGAATGCTATTTATTGACGGTGTTTTTGAATGTTATACCCTTGAAGATGAATACAGAGATGTCAAAGTTATGCACGAGACTTGTATTCCTGAAGGAGAATACGAAATAAAACTAAGAGCAGAAGGTGGATTTCATACTAGATACCTTGCTAGATATGGTGCAGATTGGCATAAAGGTATGTTGTGGCTACAAGATGTACCAAACTTCAAATGGATTTTAATTCACTCTCTTAATAATGACGACCAAACTTCAGGTTGTTTAGGTGTCGGAGATACTCAACAGGATTTAGATGTTAATGCAAATGGAATGATTGGACAATCTAGGAATGCCTATAAAAAGATGTACCCAAAAGTTAGAGACGCTTTACTTAATGGAGATAAAGTAACAATTAAATATTCTAAAATAAATCTTGAAAAACAAATATCAAACGATTCTCCACCTGAGATGATACACCCTGATTTCATTAAAGAAGATATATCTGAGATTAAGGGAATGATGATACAACTATTTGCTAAACTAGAAGGCAAGAATATTACCTAACCAAAGGACAATTTGATACTTCATTGTCATATTTGTTATCAACCCACACAACTTTTTAAAGTTGGATTTAAGTGTGTAAATAAAAATTGCAGAATTTATGGTAAGGTATTAGTTAGCAATCCAAAAAATAAGAAGGAAGAAGAATAGTGAGAAATAAAGAATATTGGAAATTTATTTTATCTAAGGCTTTTAGAACAGGGTTGCAATCTGCAATCTCTCTGTATCTAGCAAACTCATCAGGAATCATTGACGCAAATATGATTGAATTAATTGGTGTTGCGTTTATGAGTTCAGGATTAGCAGTTGTACAAAACGGCTTAGAACAATATAAACCAAAGCAGACATTCGATAATAAATAAAAGGTGTTCAACCTAAGGAAGTTACTTTGTATTGCTTCTGTGTGCTTTATTGCAGTTCCAATACCTGCAATAGCTGAAGATGTACCTTATGAAGTTACAGTAAATGAAGGGTTTGAAGATAGTACATACGAATCAGGTTTAACAATAAGTGGTGGTAATTCTAATACTTATATTTACTGCGAAGAACAAGGTAGCTATGGTACATCAGGTTGCTCGTTAGCAATAACAAGTGGTACTTATGTGTTTGTGTTTTCAGAAGATGTGTATGAAATAGGTTTTATTGTAGGTGCAGTAAATAATTCTTATGATGTAAAGTATTACTATTCAGATAGTACAGATGAAACTATACAGAAATCAGGTCAAGATAACTCTAACTTCTCCACTATGTATGATAGTTTTTATAAATCTTTTACTGACTACAACAATGATGAAACTAACACAGATAAATTTATTACTAAATTTGAAGTTACATTATCCGATTTATCTGTATTAGATACACTATATTGGCAGTATGCAGATATTCCTGAAACAACTACTACTACTTCTACTACTTCTAGTACTACGACAAGTACCACTACTACATCTACTACAACAACATCTAGTACGACAACAACTACGACAACAACAACCATTCCAAAAACACAAGATGAATTAGAAATAGAAAAAAATTATGCAGAAACAGGTCTCTATGAAACTAATGATGAGAGAGCTGAGAGAGAAGCTAAGGAAAAAGCTGAGCGTGAAGCTAGAGAAGAAGCTATTAGAATTGAAAAAGAAAAAGCTGAACAAGAAAAACGAGACGGTATAGAGCGTGATAGACAACGAGATAAAAACTTTGAAGAAACAGGTATTAGAGAAACTGACGCACAACGACAAGAGCGTGAAGAACTAGAAGCTAAGTTAAAAGCTGAAGAAGAAGAACGCTTACGCTTAGAAGAAGAACGCCTTATACAAGAAGAAAAAGATAAGAACTTTGCTGAAACAGGTATTTATGAGCTTGATTCTGAGCGAGAAGCAAGGGAATTTAAAGAGTATGAAGAAGAACTTGCACGAATAGAAGCAGAAAAAGAAGCTGAGATACAAAAAGATTTAGAAGAATCTATTAATTTAGAAGAACTAGATTTGCCTGAAGAAGAAGTTAAAGAGCTTATTGATACCATACAAGAGATTGAAAAACAGAACTTAGAAGAAGTTTATGCCATTGAAGAAGAAGTAATTGATGTAGAGATACCTGAAGAAATTATAATTATTATTGAAGAAGAAGTAGTAGAGCCAATAAAGGAAGATATAGTTGAAGAAATTATTGAAGATGATATCGACAGAGATGTGGTGGTTGAAAACACAACTGAAGTCGCTATTGAAGAAGTACAAGAAGTAATAGAAAACATAAAGGGAGTTGAAGTTGATGAATTGGAAACAGATGAAGTTATCGAAGTTCTTACAGAAGTGGTTGATGTCGGAGTGGAAAATCTTGACTTGGTTAGCGAAGATGTACTTGAAGTTATAGAAGAAGTTGTTGAACAAGTAATAGAGATTGCACAAAAAGAAGAATTAACAGAAGAACAAAAAGAAGTTGTTGCTCAAGTATTTAACTTTGAAGAAAAAGAAGATGTTGAAGTATTAGCCAAAGCAGTTAAAACAGATTCCACAGTAGCTAAAGCAGTAGATGAGTTTGTAGAACGAGCTATTGAAAACAAAGATGTAGAAAATTACACACTTGCTGATGTACAAACAGAGATTGCTTTTGAATCTTTAGTCGCAGGAGATTTTAGTGTTATTATAGATGTTGAACTAGACGCAATAAATTTAGCAAACATATCGAATGATATGACGCAAGATACCAAAGAGAAGGCACAAGAAGTAATCTTGCCAACGGTAATTGTGAATATCGTATCATTTGTAAGGAGATTTAGTTGATAAAGAAATTGTGGTCTTGGTGCGTAGAAGCAGTAAAAGAAACACTTAACCTTGCTTGGACATTGAGTGGTCTAGCGATTGCTACATTGACTTTGACAGGACAAGCACAGGTAATAACTTTTTACGCAACAGTAATAACATTAATTATATGGTTAGTAACGATTGGATTTAGAAAATAATGTGTATGGTAACTCAAAAAGATGACGGCTCTTTTGTACAGATTTGTAATTGCGAACACGGAAGCGAACATTGTAAGGAGAACTAATGGCAGATAATGGAATGACACAAAAAGAAATGTTGATGTTAGTTCTTGAAGGACAAGATAAAATAAATTCTCGCATTGATGAGCTTCACGAGAAGGTAAATACAAAGATTTCTAGGTCTGAACTTTTAGCTACTGCAACCTTTATTGTTTTATTAATTGGTGGAATTATCCAATATAGTGCTTAGATTAGTCATTTAAAGCCGTTTTAAGACCTTATTTATATAATTTAGGTATAACTTACCACCATAAAATAATGTTAAAAAAAATTAAAAAATTTCTTGTTTTTGTGTTGCATTAAATAATCTTTGATTATATAATTCAGGTATGAATGAAACAACAAAAATAAATTTTAACAACGCAGACGGTAGCTTTAACCGTGATAAATGGCTAGATTTTATGAATACATCTATACAATCTATACCTTATATAAATACTTGGGACGGTCATACTGTTGGACTTGTTAATCAACAAACTAAAGTTATTAATTGGAGTCCAAGTTATGACAATACTGCTCACAATGAACATTTACCTTATTTGATTTTTGATGATGTTTTTAAAATTTGGGATAAAACAAAAGGTTGGGTTGATAGTTTTACTACTCCTACTCAATTACTAAAAAATAATGATGAATTGACAGAAAATGTTTTGTTTTTAATTAACCCACAAAATTGGCAAAAAGGTGCAAGAGTCTGTGTTATTTATCCTGATAGAACTTGGAGATACTTAGGTTTTTGGGAATATGCACAATATGGACTTAAAAAATATATTCCATTCAAAGTACAAGACCAACTTAAAAAATTAGGAGTCCTTTAATTCAAAAGACCTTAGAAGCTATTGCTAGTATCTAAGGTCTTTTTTTTATTTTAAATCACAAATTCGTCAATTTATGATTTATAATACTTTTGTGAAAGTAAAAGGAACAAGTTGTATGTTCTGTGGAAAACAGCTTAGCACATATCGTGGTAGTTTGTTTTGCGACAACAGAAATTGTTTGTATAGATATTCTAAACAAACAGACTTACAAAAAATAAATAGTTAAAGGAGTTAAATGCCTTCATTAATAATTGAAGGTGTGATTGCTTGTTTGTTATCTATGCCACCAAGTGCGAGTGATATGGATAACTTTTTGAATTGCAGGGAACAATACGAGAAGGTACAAGTTGTACAACAATGGCTACCTATATTGCAAACACACTTTAAAGAAGAAGATGTATTACAAGCTAGTCTAATGATTTACTGCGAGTCTCGTGGTAAGCCATTTGCTAAGAATATAAATAAGGACGGCTCATCTGATATTGGATTATTTCAATTTACGGATTCGACTTGGTCTTGGTTGCAAGATAAATTAAAATTTACAGGAAGTAGAACGAATCCTTTGCTAAATATCAAAGTAGCCAAGTGGCTCTTTTATAATGACGGTAAGGGTAAGCATTGGTATAGTAGTAAGGATTGTTGGAACTATGGCTTTTAATTTTAAAGAACAAGATAGCATAGGTAAGATTGGAGAGCAGTTAATACTTGCTCATTACAATTCTATTACTGACGGCAAAGGTAACAAGTATCACGCAAGACCAACTCGAATGGAAGAACAACTACAAGGTGCAGACATTTGGGTATTTAATAATGAACTTGATTCTAACTTTATAGAAGTTAAAACAGATACACAGATAGAAGAAACTAGAAACATAGCTTTGGAATATCTTATTGAACAAGAGAATGGAGAGCTTCAGATTGGTTGTCAGATGAAAACCTTTGCAGACTTTTTAATGTATTGGAGTTATCCAACAAACTTTGTAAGGTATTGGAAACCAAGATTGCTACAACCATATTTACTAACTTGGATAAAAGAGAACAAGTTTAAATCTGTAAAGATAGAGAATGAGAATAACTCAGGAAGTAAATGGTACGCACATTGTTTATTAGTGCCTGTTGATTTCTTTGATGAATTATCTTTTGTAAATAGTTTTACTGTTAGTCTCAAGGTATTAGAGAAGGTGTTAGATGAATCGAGAGTTTGATATAAGAGAAGATGAGACCTATTCAGATTGGAAGCGTAGGAAACACGAAGAACAAGGATTGCAAGGTATAGGTCAAAAGAATAAAAAGAATAGAGAAGGTTGGTCTGATAATCAAAAGCGTGGGCTAACTAATAAGAACAAAGGTAGAAGAAAACAAAACCTTGCTAGGAAGAAACTGAGAATACCTGATACAAAGTTTAGAAGCCAAATGGGTAATGAAGAATCTTGGCAAGGAGAAGTCAGAGTAGAAGTCAAAGCAGGTAAGCAAGTACAAACCTTATGGACTAAATATCAAAAAGCCAAAGAACAATCTGATAAGAATGTTGCAATAGGAGATACAAGACCTTTTATGTTTGTGGCTATGCCTGACGGAACTTCTAATGGATTAGTTGTAGTAGAACTTGATAAGTTAGATGAGATTGTTTTTGCTTTACTTGAAACTTGGGAACAATAAAAAAAACCCACCTACCGAAGCAGGTGGGTTTTATAAAAGCATTATATTTTACTTTTAGCTTTTAATTCTTCCAATCTCTCTTTTGATATAGTCTTTGGTTTTTCTAATGGTAATGAAATCATAACCTTAGATAATTTTTCACATTCTTTTTCTATTCTTCTAATTTCTGCACGAGAAATTTTAGCTTCATCATAGATTTTTTCTCCTGCTGAAACATTAGGATAAAAGTTTCTGTGTATTCTGTATTCTTCTTGTACTCGTTTATGACTATGTAATTCTTTTTGTAATTCCATAATCTTGTTATATACTTCTTTTCTTGTTTGCATTGAAATCAACTCCTTTCTTTTTTCATTCTTTGTTAATTTCATAATCTAAGATTACTACTTTGTAATACATATACAAGTATTTCTTGTAAATTTTATAAAGTATAAACCCAATGTTTATAGGCTTTTAGCTATGCCCAAAAAATAACTTTGATAAATTCCCTAGAAATACCCTTAAAATTGCACTCATAGTTTATAATTTGAGTAAGCAAAACAGGACG